TATAGTTTTATTGTGTCTCTATTGATAGATTTGACAATATAATCAGTAAAGGAGGACAACCCACTAATAGGTGTATTTCCGGGTGTATATCTAATGATATCTTTAGTAGAATATCCATGTTCATTAATAGAGAAGCAATTTAATGCCGTAATAATTCCAGCAGAATTGATGTTCTTTCTATTGTTCTTATAACCTTCTCCTGGATTTGTAACAACAACGTTTGTAACGGTTCTCTTCCTTTCAAATGAATTTAGTGAATGTGTATTATCACTGAATGAAGTAAGTAAAACTGTATTAATGCCAGATATAGAATCTGACTCACTATTGTGAAGTTGTACAGTATATCCATCTACTACATTTACATAATAGTAAGAATTAGTAGAAATACCACCTACAGGAGTCGTACTACCAGTATCATAGATGATTTTTTCGTTATCTCTAAATTTGTGAAAAGTTGAGAAACCAATTGTATTGTTTGGAGTAAGTCTCAAGTTGGTGCTTCCTGCACCGGCATTAAATTCTACATTATGACTGATAGATGAAACGTTGACTTTAGCAACAGCCTCTTTCGTCGGAAAACCTCCAGTGATTCTTACAGTTGGAGTATCAATATAATCATATCCTACATCAACAATATCAACTCTCTCTAAAGAACCATTTACAGAAAAAGTTCCTGTCGCACCAGATCCAATTTGATCAAAAATATTTAAAACCGGAGGATTAATTACATCATATCCAGAACCCTCATTAGCAATCTTAATTTGATTAATTTTTCCATAATATACAGATTTTGGTGATTTGAAATTAAGAATTTCAACACCATTCACTAACATACCGGTATATCCTGGTGCAGTATCAAATATCCCAGACTGATTATCCGGCTTTACAAAATTTCTATACAAATATTGACCACCTAATTCTTTGTTATAGTAATCAAAATAAATTAACTGATTGTCTTGAACAGAACCGGTTGGTATAATATACTTTCCACTAAACAGATCTGATTTACTCTTTGCAAGTTGAACTCTTGTCCCACTTACTCTTTTCACAAAATATACAAGTTCTTCCATATTGGTAAACTTGTTTTCAGTTTCTGTAATAATCTGAAATCCATCAGGTGTGTTAGTTACGTTCTGTACTATGCTACCTTTGTAGAATACAGAGTCTCCAGTGTAAAATCCATGATCATCTGAAGTGGTGACTTGAATTATACCATTAGAATCTGCTTTGCCAGAAAACTTTACAGTTTTATTATATGGATTAAGTTGAGAGTTGACATAACTTGGTAGCGAATTGGACGCCACCATAAGTTCATCATTAAAATTATTATAAACTGCTTGAACGTTGGCGTAATTATTATTCAGTTGAGGATAACTGGATGAATTTCCTTTTAGAATAAGATTTGTTACGGTATAAGAAAGACCAAGTTCAGATGTTGGAATAATTGAACTTAATTTTAAAGTAAAACTAGTTTTTCCGTTAATTTTGGTGATATTTCCTGTTCTAATTACACCGTTACTATTTTCCAGTCTAATATTGTAGCCATTCTTAAAGAAATGACTGATTTGAAGTGTAACCTTGTAGACTGCTTCTGAAGTATCAATTGCTTCTACATTATTAACATCATATTGTGATTTTAAATTATAAAACCAATTTGTTGACTTTTTATTAGTATCCGGCAGACCAAGAGATTTGACACTGATTACATCATCAACATTAAGAGATTTAGTTTTATCTCTAATTTTAAGATCTTTCAAAGTAGAAGTCATCCTTACCTTGATTTGATCTTCAGTTCCAATACCTACAAATGCGAAAGTATTGTTGAAGAATCTTACAATATTTTCATCAGGAATTTCAGATGTAATATTGGAAGATGATATGCCAATAAACTGATTGACGTTTCTAGAGGTATAACTAATCTTTAATTCATCATTATTTCTATCAATAATGCTTAAATCTCCAGAATCTGGAAAACCAACAGTTGAATCAACATCAATGATAGTGGCACCAATAGCAACAGAGTTTACAATCTGTGTTTTGGGGTTAGGTTGGAAAGAACCGTAAATACTACCTTCTACGTTGGAGTCTCTATCATATCCATAGTCAACACTGATTTGATAGTACTGCCCCTCGTCATAATTAAGTCTCTCAACACCACAAACAGATCCTCTAACAACCTTGTCTAATTCTGGTGTTCCATTGATTGAGTTAATACCAGACAGAGTTCCCGTTGTTCCAGTTCCACGTCCAAGTCCTTCTTGTCCAATTCCACCTTTATTTCCAAAATTAATAATTGGTTGGTATAATGTCTTACCCTTAAGCTCAAGTGGATCTCCTACATACGATTCAACAATAAAATCTTTTGAAATTCTATAATCAGCATCAGAAGGTCTGATCAAAAACTTACTTGGAAGGATAACCTCTGCTTCCTTGCCAAATATTGCTCTAAACAGAATCTCAACCGAATCGTCTGTTCCTTTTGAATTATAAAAAGTATTGGAACCAAGAATAAAGTTTCTTTGATCCAAACCATCAACAAATTGTCTATTTTGGAAACCAGGAACAACTTGCTTTTTGAGTTTCTTAAAGAATTCCTGCAGGAAAAGAATACTAAGATTCTCAATTTTCGCACCTTTCGTATGATTTGTTGAAATAGTGCTGTCAAATACCAATTGGTCAGGGACCGGTCCAATCAGTGCTGTAACGCCACTGAACCCCCTCTTACAGTCCTCAAACGTGGTACTGGTCTTGTACCCATAAGAGATGACTTCATCTTCAATTTTAATCAACCCGTTCTCTTCGGGGAATCCATATGTAAAATTACTATCAACATCGGTCTTGATAGTTGTGGAAGCATAATCAATGCTTTCCTGAAGAATTGTGCTGTTCTTCAGATTTACTAATTCATCTAATTTGACATATTGATCCAAATTCTGAATCAGGTCAAATGTACCACTTTGTATCTCTTGGGATTTATAGTACTCTTCTAGGAAAGTTACAAGCAGAGGAAAATCATCCTTCACATACTCAGGAACCTGAGATGCGAGGATATCCTGAATTTTAACTCTATCTAGTGCCATTTGATATTAATAACCGGAAGTGGATCCTGAACTGTATGATGTACTTGGTGATTGAACAATACCTGTCACTTGAGAAGTAGTAACAGGTGTCGTTACTTGTGCTATTGTGCTTGGAGTCGTAGCAGATGTTGTTCCATTTGCTCCACCAATAGAAACTGGTGCTCCACGAACTAATTGATTACCATCAAAACTTGGAGACACAATATAATTGGTTCCAGATACATCTGTTTTTGAATCAATCTGATCTATAACAGTATTTACCACAGTATTATTAAGGTCTAATTGTAAGTAAAGATCTTGAAGACCAATAACATCATTTGAATATGGAATCGCAGAGATTTCTACAACAGGTGTAGTTCCTTTAGTAATTTGTGTAGATATAATCTTTATTGGGTTCAACATAATTTCACCTATCTTATAATTTATAACCCCTATGTTTCTCTTAACAATGACAGGACTTCTGGGGGAACTTAACTTAAAGAGGAATATTTCTCCAGTTTCCATATTAGCGTTAGGAAGATCGCCAAGATACACAACATCAGCACTACCACTAATTTTAAATCCCGAAGATCTGATATTGAAACCAACCATCGCACCTTCTGCGATAGTACGACAATGATTCTTGAGACGGAATCTATTTCCATAGCAAAGTTCATATTCAGCAAACTGATTTAGTTTTGGTTCTAAATCTCTTCTAATCTGAATATTAGTGATGTTTGATGTAATCGCAGAATTGGACTTATCAATGACACACTGATACTTACTATACTTAAAGCGTCCACCAAATTTATTTAATTCAGTTGAGTTAGCATAGTTGGCAATTGCCTTTAGAGCATCGTCTCTAACGGGGCTAGAAACCATTCCAGTGCCATCATCTCCCCCTAGGGTAGTCGGAGTCAGGTTACTGTTATAATAAACGTTAGACGATGGTTCAATGAACAAATAGGATAAATCAATAACGTCAATCCTAATACCTGCTACTTTATACTTGGCAAGTTCAGAAGAAAGATTATCCTTGAGACAATTGGAAAGAAACACACCATTGACTGGTTTAATGCTAATGAATACCTTTCCATACTGAGGTGGATTCAATTCCTCACCACCATATGCTGAAACAGATTCTGCTTCAGGATAGATTCTAGGAATCAATGCCTCATAATCAGCAGCAGTAACTGCTCTGTTTTGCGAAGCATAGACTTGTGGACCATATTTTTTAATTGAGTCAATTGATTCAATCGGGGCCCCGCCGATTGATGCTCCTTCTACAGTAATGAATGATAGTCCTTGTGTAACTGGTGTTCCAGCATTAGTGACAAGAGAACCAGCAAAGGTTATATTTGATATGCTATTTCCACTTGAACCACTTGATACAATATATCCAATATTAACTTCATTAGGTTCTTCTAACTTCTTCGCAATGATGCCATCACCAAATAGGAGTTCATAACGCTCACCATCAATCTCTTGAATGAAGTAAACGCGAGTTTCTGGTCCGACATCAATCAGACTATTATAAAGTTTATATGTATTCTTTATAGTTGATGTACTAGACTCATTAACTGTTACATTAATAGTTGTCGTATCTACACCAGTATTAGGTAGTATAAATTTCTGGTCTGGATTTCTTGAACTAACAGTAAATGATTGCTCTAGGTATGAACCTTCATACAGAACAATATCAAAGAACTGTGCTACACCCTTTGAATTTACCGGTACAGTAATATCTTCTGGAATTGAAAATACAAAGTCGGAGTTACCAAAACGTTGAGAGGTAACAGCGACTAATCCTTTCTTCAACGTAACAGAAGGAATATCACTAAGATTAGATACCGTAAATGATGCGGATACTCTCGCTGCTCTTCTTGAACGTGGAAGGTATCCAATATTTCTTGCTAGAGATACAACGTTCTCTCTTAAGGTCGCACTATCAATGAATATCTCATTCGTCACCATATTGGCGTTGTACGAAGTGAGATATGTGTTATACGCTAACGTATCAATGATTGTGGAGAGGTTGGATCCCTCAAAATCATAATCGGTGAAATTAGAGTTCGCACGAATATAGTCCTTGATGGACGTTTTAATCTGGTCGAAGTCTAGGTTGCTGAAGTTTACTAGTGGCATCTTACCTAGTCGGGACTAATGCTATCTGAATTTCTTGTACATCCAGTGGAATACCAACAATATAATATTGAATTGTAACATCAAATCTATGTTGTTCTGCGTTTGGAGCAACAATTACATTATTTAATTCTATTCGTGGTTCAAAATTTTCAAGTGTTGTAACAATTTCAGTTTCAATACTACTTGACGTGATATTATCAAGTTGATTGAATAATAAGGCATTCACGCCAGATCCAAGAACTGGATTAAAAGGTCTTTCACCAGGCACGGTTAGAATTAAATTACGAACCGATCGTGCTATCGCATTATAATTAACAAGACCAATCAAATCACTATTGATAGGATTAATCTTGAACGTAGCACTAATGTCCTTGAAACCTTTCGATCTCCTTTCTTGAACTGACAAACTGATACAAGAATTCTACCTTATTTAGAACACTAATCTTCAGTAAGTGTTACCTGTTGAGTACCACAAGTACAGATATGATCAGGATCAGAACAATCGCTTGTTTCAAAGAGTCCATCTCGGTTTACCTTTCTCTTATTTCTTGGAGTTTGATTGTCATTCGCAATCTCTCTTAAGAGGTTATCTTCGCTCATAATCCTGGAATCCGATCTGGTACTTCATTATCTAGGTGTGTAACCTCATATATGAAATGATCTGATGTCTCAATCTTACGTTTGTTTTCAACTGAATATACAGTTAGATCAATCTCATATCCAGGATTCTGAGTAATCCTTTCAAAGGTCCACGCATCATCATACCAGATAATACGATTGTTTGGATAAGCATAGTAGTTACCATTCTCCATCTTAAACAAATGAGCACACTTATGTTCTGGTGTCTCTGAAAAGTTCAAGTCAGGCATACCTTTATTCTCCCATGACCAATCAAGAGTAAACATATAAGTTCCTACTCTTTTCTTCCCATCAGGACGAATCAGTTCCGCATTTAATCCTGCTAATCTATGGCGTCTCTGTACGTCCACATAAGGTGAAAAGCAATCCCAGTACATTATATCCTCTAACGGTTCTATCACCGCATCAGACTTCCAACAAAAAGCATGTAAAGGTCTTCGTGTCCAATTAACACCATTCTCTAGAAATGCTTCAAAGAGAGGCGTCCTTTTTTCTATACTCGCAACAGAATGAACATCACAACGAGTTACCTCACCATGACCCTTCTTATGATTATAAAGGAACTC